TAAGTAGGTAGCTTTTTACGCTATTTTCATCCGTGTTTTCGGTGTCTATTGTTAAGACGTGTAAGTATGCGTTATTAATGCACGTGTCCGCGTCTAACATTGAATACCTAATATTCTTATAGCTGTGGTAATTCGTTAGAATGTAGTTTGTATACGTCCTAATTTCTTGGTAGTTTTCGCTTATGTACTTATCTAGCGTTTTCTTCATACCATGTTTGAAAATTAGCAAACCATTTCTTACGCTTGTCTGGATGACAGAAACACTCGTTATCTTTTACGCCCGTTTCTTTTACTTTGATAGCTTGTAATTTGCGTAGGTGCATTTTACTTAGGCGTTCGGGGTTTATTTCCGATAGTAGTCCGTTTATTTCTAGTAATCCAGCTTCGCTAAGCATAAATCTAAGATATATGAACACAAACTAACGACGCAAGCCGTGAAGAAACTACCAGTACAAACCAACGTTAACCAAAATCCGACGCATTTAGGACAACCCAACGCCGAATGAAGTGTAATTGTTAGGCTATTAAGTGGTAACATATTGAAAATGTAGTCAAAAATCATTTGTAAAGGTTCGAACTTAACGACCCACCACGTAAAGGCTATTAAAAAAATGTATTCCATGTGATTAATTTTTAATCAAACTTACGATTATAATCTAAACATTACTTTGAAAAGTTATTAACAATAAAAAAGCCAGCGGTTAAACTGGCTTCTGGTCTAGATTTGTTCTCGTAATAAGTATTCGTCTAGTTTTATGGCGGTGTTTAAACTTACGTCGTTCCCTTGTAGAAATTTATCAATCTGGTACTGGTGAAATTTACCCGTTCGTGTTTTGATTTCTGTTACTACTTGGTTACGTGTTTTCGTCTTTAACACTTCCTTTAACTTATTACGTAAGTCTGTGTCGTTTACGTACATATTAAAAAGGTAAATCGTCAATATCTGTTTTACTGATTGGTTCGCTTTGTACTGGCGCTACGTAAGGTTCTGAAAATGAAGCCGACATGAACGACCCGTTTTTTCCTTGTTTAACCCATAAGGCAACTTCCATTTCTTTACCATTTACGTTTACTTTTCCTTTGTAGTCGGGGTGGTTATCAGCTTTCTTGTTCGTGTTCTTAAAGATTGCACCCGTGTTTAACTTGTTTTCCATTGTATATTTATTTAATTGTTACTATTTGGTTAGTTACTTAAAAAGAACCTTTAAATATCTGTGATACTATTGCAGTTCCTACTATTGCTATCATTCCTAATACAAGGAACATTACGATAATTGCTAGTGTTTTCTCTTTCATTGTTCTTGTTGTTTAGTTATCATTTCTATTTAAGATATGTGGTAAAAATTGGGACTTATCCATAAAGGATTGGTCCTTCATATTCAACACTTTCATCTACTATTTCAAGTTTTCCGCTAAATGTATATCCCGTTGCTTTTAATAGTCGTTCGAGTATTTCTAGCATTTCTTCCATGCTTACGTCATTGTGTGGAACTTCGTATGTTATTTTGTGGTCGTATTGTTCTATTACTATTTTCATCTGATTACATTTACTACTATTAAAGCACCCGCAACATAACCAAACGCTAAAGCAAAAGCCATTTTAATTCGTTCACTCCATAGTTTTGACTCAACCATATAACCCGCAAATGGAAGACCTAGAAATGGCCCGACAAAAGCAAAGGTAACCATTCCTAACGCATTACTTTCTGAGATATAGTGAACGTAAAACGTAGAACATATTTCAATGATTAAGGCACTTAAAAAAATAATAGGATATTTCATTCGTTTTTATTTAGGCATTGTTCTACTTAAATACTTGATTTTGTATTCGTGTATTTTTCTACAATTATAACACATAAATCCATCACACCCGTTTTCAAAAGAACAAGGATAATCTTCTTTTTCTTGTTGTTTAAGTTTATATTCGTCTTTTAGTCGTTCCAAGTAAAGTACAAAGTCCATAGCTTCTTCTTGTGCGTGTGTAAGCCATTCTAACGTGCTTAAATCGGTTCTTTCAAGTGTTGTGTTGTACTTGGTTATTCCTACTTGTGAACGTTCGCTGAATCGACTAAGAACGCGTAGTACAATTTTATCTTCTATTTGCTGTTTCATTGTTCTTCTTTTACTGCTTTATACATTCGCTCTAATGCTATATTCAAATCATAGTGAACAATATCATAAAAGCCAATCGGAGTTATTGGATAACAAGTAACATTTATTAATGTATCTCTTTTTATAATTTCTTCTAAAACTTCTTTAGGTATTTCAGCTAATTGTTTTTCGTGTAAAAAATCTTGTATTGAATCGTAGTATTCTTTATGCTTATTAATTTCTACACTAATAGACATTGGCTTTAGCTCGGATATTATTTGTTGTAGTGTCATAAGAAATTCATTAAGGTGTTGTAATATTCACGGCATAACTCCACTCGTTCTTTAATTGCTTCTATTACTTTTTCGTCTTTTTCTACTTTGAATACTTTAACGCGTCGGTTATCTGGGATGTGGTCAAAGTTATGGCGTTTTTGTACTTCGTCCCGTAGGTCTATGCTTTCCTCTAATAGGTTAGCGTTCCAGTGTGCGCGTCTTACTTCGTCTTCTACCATTTCTTCTGGTGTATTAACTAAACAATAGCAAAGTAACGAGGCTGTTTTACCCGTCAATTCCATGTAGCCTTGAAGCTGGTAGTAATAATCCTTTTTAGGTATTTCTGTAGCAAAAAACGGGAATGTCGTAGCGTCCCATGAACTTTTAACATCTAATAAAATTGTGTCCGTGTTTACGTCTGGCGTTCCAGTCATCCAATCGTTAGAAAAATGTTCTTCGTTTTTCCAAGTAAAGCCTAAATCTAGAATGTCCGATACTAATTTGATAGCGTCGTCTTCTACTAGAATACCTTTGTCCGTGTAACGGCTGTAAAATTGTTTTTTGATTCCGTACTTGTCTTGTATAACTTGTTCTTCTATGTATGTCTTTGCTGTTTGGCTTAACAATTCCCCCTTAGTGCGGGGGTTTGTCATTATCTTACCTATTGCAGAACATCTAATCTTAAAAGTATTCATAGCGCGTTAATTAAATCTGTTTGACCTTCTGTTAATGCGAACTTCGATTCTAGTTCTTCACGTGTGTATTTACCAGCGTGGATAGCTTCGATAGCGCTTTGGAAACGTTTAGCGTCTATAGTAGGTAATTTCTTAACTTGGTCACCGCTTGCGTCTGTATCTTTGTCCGTAACAATTCCTAAAATAGAACTGATTGAATAACGACGATAGTAAGTACATCCCGAACCAAACGACTGATAGTCATTCATTCCTTTTAATTCTACTCTAGGTATTAAAGTAGTGCTTTCGATTGACTCGCCACTTTCTACGTGAAAAAGACAAGTAACTAAATAGTTTTCACCATCTTTAGAATTAATCAACTGGGTGAATCCTAGTCCGTGTTTTTTTAGTAACGGATTGATAACGCTAAAAATTTTAGGCAAGTCTGAATAAGAATAGCCGTAACCTTGCGTCGCTTTGTGAATTACTGGTACTTCTTGCTGGAAATCTGCCAGCGCTTTAAATAGATTTTTCATAATAAATTAGTTTTTGTTTCTGCAAATATAGTTTAGATTTTGATATAAACAATACTTTTAATTAAATTTATTGATATTTTTTATTTTCGTGGTATACGTGTCACTTTTAAATGTCCAGTCGCCGTAGTCTATTTCACCTTTTTTCTTAAGGTCAGCTATTTTGTAGAACTCATCTTTTTCTAGATAGCCTATTACATAGCCGTAGGTCATGTCTACGGACACCGCGCACCATAAATAAAAGTCTGTTTGCTGTGTGTAATTAAACGCGCTTATATTAGCGTTAAAGTCGTCGTTAGGTTCTTTATCTGTTTTAATTGTTTTAACGTCTATTTTTACGCCGTTGCTGGTTAGGTCGTAATTGTAGTCGCCTTCGTATTTTACTTCTTTTCCTTTTGACCTTAAAAACGCCATAGTAATAACTTCGCCTACTGCGCCATGTAATTGACTTTCGCCGTTGGTAATTGAATTCTTTAAACACTTGAAGTTGTAAAGGTCTTTAGCTTCTTCGATTTGTTCTGGTGTTATGTATATTTTTTTCATTGTAGCTGTCTTACTTTGGTCTTATAGGTTTGTATTATTTCTTTTAGTTCTTCAATAGTCCATTTTTTGGTAACGTGCGCCCGTTCTTGTAGTTCAAGTAGATTTTGCGCCCCGATTCTCTTTTGTATTCCTATTTGATAGTTAAGAAGATTACCGCTTAAATATGTATTGCAGTGTTCACATTGTAAATGACAATTATCTTCGTCAAAACGAACGTTACTATGTCCACCACTAGAAAAATAATGCCCGCAATTTTTTTTAAGAGGTGGTTTATTACAAGAAATGCACACTAGACCCATGTCGCGAAGTCTTATATACTTGTTAAATATTGTCTGTGCTTCTTTTAACCAGTCTTGTAATGTTTTTAGGTCTTCTTTCATTCGTTTTTTCGTCGTTTTCCATTGGTTTACTTTGACTTCTTCAACAAAGGCTTTAATACATTCGTCTTTTAAACAAAACTTGTGATTAAAACGGATAGGTTCGAACTTTTCACGGCAATTTTTACAGCGCATTTATTGTATTTTTAGGTAATTTCCACATTCCTTTCATTCCTATGTATATTTGATGCCTATTATCGTGCATCCAAACCTTATTAATATACGTTATTTCCATTTTTTTATAGGTTTTTATTCCACATTTATAATAATCAGATGCGTAAATTTCACATTTAACTGGGTCAAGCAATACATAAGGAATCATTTGTTTAAGAATCTTTTTAAATTGTCTTTTTGAAGTGCATTTTATTTTCATTAGTCGAATTTTATAGTTTCTTTAATCCAATTTCTAAACTCTATCTGTAAATCAATCTGCTGTTTAAAGATTTCTTCGCGGTTAGCTTCGTTTGTATTCAAAAGTCGGTTGTCTACCTTGCGGATTTCGTCGGCTAGTATGTTAGCTTTACGCTTTAAGTCTTGTTTGAAGACAAACTGGTCGTTAAGGTCTTCGATAAAGTCGGCTAGTACGGGTAATACAGCGGACAAGGTTACTAGTTTGTGTTGTTTAGTCATGTGTTATTTTTTAAATGTTTTATTGTAAAATTCAATGTTTGTAACGTACGGATTATTTATTTCGGCTTCTGCGCCTTTTACATAAAAGTAACAAAGTTGTTTTTTTTCTATTTTAATTGCTTTTGGTATTAAATCTTTTATCCAGATGTCAAGTTCCGAATCTGGTTCAAACCATACTTGTTTTTGAAATTCAGTTAAAAACCATTCTACAGCTGTTTGTTTCATAAGTCTAAGTTTTTGTATTTGTTTTCTTTTTCTAAATCGTTAATCTTTTCTTTTAAGTGTCCGTTTATCTGCATGGCGTAGTTAATTTCACGTCCTATCATTCTCATTTCTAGTTCTAGATTGTAAATAGTCTTTTCTATTTCTGTAAGGTCTAGTTCTACGTCGTGCGCCCCTTGAATAAATGCGGTTGCGTTTGGCTTCTTTGCTTCTAGGTCTTCTCTAGTTAGGCGAATCCGTGTTTTAATACTTTGTAGTTTGCTTTTTACTAGTAAAAGCTGTAAGGCTATGTCCATTATTCCATTAGTTTTAATTTGTGTCCTAAATTTGTCATTGTAAGCTGTGGCGCTTGTTTCTTTGTTCGGTTAGCGTAGATACGATTACCTTTAAAGTCTAACATGTAATACTGGTACTTGTCCAAATCTAAAAATAACTTGTATACCCCGTTTTTAGATACGCCTTTCGGTTTGCTTTTGGCAACTTTTAAGTGTACTTCGTTCTTTTCTGCGCCGTTACCTTCTGAATTTAACAAGCCGTAAGGTGGTCTCCATGGTATTAATACGCTTAGACCTTTTCTGAACCAAACTTGACCGCCCGCAAAGTCTCTAGCGCTAGGCATAGGAAAATAACTTATGTCAGTTCCAGCTATTGTTTTACTACTTACCATAGGTTGGTCGCGTACGTGGTTAATTACGCAGTTATGGCGTCCCGTTTTACGTGCGTTTTTTCTTACTTGTCCTAAAATACGACTTAGATACTTATCTTCACGTCCTAGGTCAGCTTGTATAAATTCCTCTGTTAATTCGTTCCATGGGTCAATCGTAGTGGTGTGTATTTTCATTCCCTCTTTGCGTTCTATTTCGTCTACTAGTTCGTAGAATTTAGTAATAGTTAGGTCTTCGTCTATAGGGTCAATTACTATAAAATGTTCGTTAATAAACATTTCAGCTTGTATTTGTTCGCTGTTTGTCATGGAGTTTTGACCTTGTACGTAAGGCTTTCCGACGTACTTGTAACATAGTTCGGCGAATATTTCGGCACTACTGCCAGTTTCGGGTGAAAATATCACATGATTCCAGTTATGTAAACACGAAAGGTTAATTAATATTTCGAACCAAAGTTCGGTTTTTCCACTTGCTGGCGCTGAACCTATGTAAGTAGTACAACCTTCTTTAATTGTGTATGGTAAAATATCCCAGTCCCAACCTATGGACTTTCCTCTTACGTCCTTTTGTTGGCGTATATCAAAAAGTTCGTTATTTACGCTTGTTAGTCTTTTGTACATTAGTCTATTATTTGATTAGGTAATTTAACTTCGATAGTTGACAAATAAGGAATAGTATTTAATAGCGTTACTTTCCAGTTAGAAATTGGCTTAGGTTTTCCGTCTTTATTTGTACACCAGTCGTTAGCAATCCATGACTTATATTTTAACTCTACGTCAACTTTATTTAAGTTAGGTTTATTTGACAAAGCGTAATCTAAAAATTCGTAAAAACTAGGTACTATAGTATTCTTTTCTTTATTTACATTCTTGTTAGTGGTTACTCGCTGGTTATTCTTTGGTTGTTCTTCGGTTGCTTCGCTGGTTGCTATCTGGTATTTTTCATAGTTAACTAGCTGAATAATAGTTCCTTTCGAACTTGTTTCGCTGGTTATTTCGTTGGTTAGTTTTAACTTGTCTAAACTAGTCCTAATTTGTTGAACGCTTAATCCAGTTTCAATAGCTAATATGTCGCGACTTGTTACCACGCTACCAGCTTTTAATTCGATTCCTTTAAAACGTCTGTCTTTATGATTAGCTTTTAATAGTAAGTGCATGAAAACACGAAAAGCGTTATTATCGGAATACCATTCCCAGTTTAAAATTTGTCTGTGTAATTTAATCCAGCCACTCATTCTGTAATTTATTAGTAATAAAAAAGCCACTTTAAATCCCAAGCCTTCGACCTCTTGTTCATTAAAATGGCTAAATAATACCTTAGGATTTATAATGTCGAAGGAATCCTATACAAATGTAACTATATTACTTTAATCTGTGTCATTGTTTCCGTACTTATTTTCTTTAATTCGTTCTTTTATCAACTTGAGTTCGTAAGTACTGGTACAATTTAACACGTCGTCGGTAAGATTGTAGTATTCTGGCTTGTACTTTTCACCTTCAAAGGCTTCTAAATATTCACTAATTAAGTTAATATATATTTCGTCTTTTAATTCGTGTAAATAACGCTTTACCATGTTACATTGGTAAATTGCTGTAGCGTGGTCGCGGTTAAACGTTTGTCCTATTTCGTGAAATGTCATTTGTTGACAGCGTAAAACGTGCATTAAATAGGCTCGTTTATATACTATTTCGCGTTTGCGTGTCTTTTCGTTTAGTCCGTCACGTTCCAGGTAGTAATGTACTTTTTCTATTGTGTTATTCATATCAGTTTATTTTTTTCGAAGTATTCTCCTACTTCACCAATTTTATTAAATGTAATTACTTCAATT